TCATTGATATCATTGGAAATTGTTTTGTGATTATTTACATAGTCATATGTAAATATTTCAGATAAGTTTGTTCCATCTGTTTCTAATATATATTCAGTTTCTCCATTGACATTTATATCTCCAACTACTATATCTTTAATATCTTTAATCCCTTTAATCTTAATATTGTTTAAAACATCACTTAGTAAGTTTTTGACAGTTGAAATTATATCAGATTGTTTTTGAATCCCTTGATTTTTATCTCCAAATGAGGTAGAATCAATGGATAATCTTCCAATTAGATCTTTTGAATTATCATCAGAGAATATGTAGTTTAGATTTTGACTATCATAATTTAATATAGATAAATTAATATCATTCATAGTTATACCTTTTTCCATCATCTTTTCTTTATTAAAGATAAATCTAATTATCCAAGGAAATAATTCTGGAGCAGTTTCATCATATTCTAAATCTAAGAACTCTTTATAAATATTTAAAATAGCATTATCTTCATTTATCATTGATTCAAAATTAGAATTATTTGGTTCATAATATATTTGTGCTTTATCAACTACATCTTTTAATAAGGTATATTCTATTTGATTTTTTACAAACTCAGCCATTTTCAGCTCTTTATTATATTTAGGTAACATATATACTCTAATTGATGGAGACTTAATATTTTTTGAAATATTAAGTAATTCAGTTAATCTTGGAATACCTCTTACTACATTTGATTTTGCACTAACACCTGCAAAATGGAATGTATTTAATGTCATTTGTGTCGCAGGCTCACCTATACTTTGGGCAGCTAAAGATCCAACCATTTCTCCAGGCGAAATAAGTGATTTATGAAATAATTTATCAATAATATCTAATATATTATAATATTGAACAGACTGTATAAAATGTTCTTTTATTAAGACTTTAGGAGAAAGGTGAACATCTATTAAGATTTCTAATATTTTATTATTTTTAAAATATTTATTTACATATAATCTTTGTTTTAATTCTTCATTTTCTTTTATAATTGTTAATGGACTTATATCACTTTTAATTTCAGATTTATCATTTATACCACATTCATTATTAACTATTCTTTGAATATGTATCGGATAATTTACATTGTTTTGAATATCATCCTCAAATAAATATTCAATATAATATTTATGGTTTACTATATTTTTAAAATTTTCTTCTAATATTGTTTCACTATTTTTATCTTTCCTTAATTCAGATAAAAGTTTCACTTTAAGATATTTTTTCAAATCTGTCGCATTTGTTATTAAAAACTTGCTTATCATACTTTCCATATTCATTTTTGGCAATAATAATGGTTGAGATTCTACATATGTTGCATCCATACCATCATCACCATATATAAATTGTATTATATCTCCATTACTATTCCTTGCAGAATAATCATGATTTATCATAATATCTTCCATAGCCTTTATTAACTTTCTCTGAACATATCCTGTTTGAGATGTTTTAACCGCTGTATCAATTAAACCTTCTCTTCCTCCCATAGCATGAAAGAAATATTCTTGTGGAGTCTGACCTGAAATAAATGAGTTTGTTACAAAACCACGAGCTTCAGCAGAATCATCAAACTTATTATAATGAGGCAATGTTCGATTTTCATATCCATAAGGTATACGACTTCCATCTACATTTTGTTGTCCTAAACATGCTATCATTTGAGATATATTTGTCAATTTACCCTTAGATCCTGAATTAATCATATGTGTTGCTCTATTTTTTTGATCTAAGTTTGATAAACCTATACGCCCTGTATCATTTAATGTTCTATTCAAAATACTATTCACCTTTGTTTCAAAAAACTCTTTATTTGATTTTCCAGGCAATCCTTCAAAAATATTTAAGTGAATATCTTGCATAATTCCTTCTATTTCAGATTTTCTATTTTCAATTACTTCGTTTATTTTCCTATTAGTATCTTCATCGGCAATCATATCACTTATTCCTATACTAAATCCCTCTATAATCAAGAAACCACTTACAATTTTCTGCAAATCATCAATAAAATCTTTAGCCCTTTCACAACCTTTATCATTAAATATTGTGTGAATTAAACCTTTTGATGTTTTTGTAAATATATTTTTATCTAATACACCTTTCTGTAATTCTCCATTAATAATATTAATAGAGTTCATTTTATCATTATTTTTAATCAATAATTCACTTTCTTTAGATATATCTTTTGAATTATTATCTTTAAAATTATCATAATTTGAATTATTCATTTCTAAATTAATATCATTTGGTAATATATATGATATTATCTGTTTACCAGACCATAATTCCAATTTATTTCCTCGATACTCAATAGTTTCGCATGGTTCAGGTATTGTTCCGTCAAATGTTGAAACATTGCAAATTAAGTTCATTAATTGTTGCTTCGTAAAATAAGAAGACTCAACTAATTTATTATCTGAATCTGGATCAACATTATATAGTGTTGTATTATTTGAATAATATAAACTTTTTCCTTTATTATATTGTATAATACTATTATTTGTTAACTTATATATTCCAAGTAAAGTATCTTGAACTATTGTAATTATAGGTTTATTTTCACGAGGACTCACTATCTGATTTTTTACCGATGCAATATTTATTAACTCACACATTGATGCCATCGATTGTGGAGCATGCATATTCATTTCATCTCCATCAAAATCAGCATTATATGGAGGCGTTACACTTACATTTAATCTAAATGTATTGCCTTTCATAACCTTAACACGATGAGCCATCATACTCATTTTGTGTAAAGAAGGTTGCCTATTAAATAATACATAATCATTATCAATCAAATGACGATTTACTATATCACCCATTTGTAATATTATTTCATCTTTATTTGATTCTGTTATCTTCTTTTTTATTTCACCATTTCCCTGTATTACAGATTTAACACCAGGCCAACTATCAGCACCATTCTTAACTAATTTTGTTAATCTTTCAATATTAAACATATTTACCTTTTCTGGAAATGTTAAATTCATCGCTATTTTAAAAGGAACTCCCAATTGATCCAATTCTATATTAGGATCTGGAGTAATTACACTTCTTGCCGAAAAATCAACCCTCTTTCCCATCAAATTATTACGAATACGACCCTCTTTCCCCTTTAATCTCTGTCTTATAGATTTTAATGGTCTTCCTGATCTATGTGTTGATGGAGTAATATTAGGTATTTCATTATCTATCAATGTAGATACATGATATTGAACTAAATCTGTCCAATCATTTAATATTTCAATACGATTTCCATCTTCTATTTTTTTTTTCAAAATATTATTATGTTTAATTATATCTGACAATTTATGTGTTAAATCATCATCCATTCTTTGAGAATTATTCTGTTTTACCGATGGCCTAACTGATGGTGGAGGAATTGGCAATACACTACATATTAACCATTCTGGGCGTGACCATATCTTTGAAAATCCCATTTTATATACATCTTCATCACTAATCTTCTCAAATATTTGTTTCACAATTTCCGCTCTCATATTTAATGATTCTAAATCACTTCCTTCACCATCTATACCTGTTTTCCATAAAGCTTTAACATAATTAATACCTTCAAACTTATATCTATCTGGTTGAATTGCTTTACAACCTTCTTCATTACAAACTGATATATTTGAACATTTTTCATATGTATCTTTCCATCGTTCATAATTATTTGATGTATTTGAATCAATCTTAGGTTCTAATAATTTAGAACATTTATAGCAAACACATTTTAAAACCTTCAAAACCGTTGAATTAAATTGATAATTAAATAATGGTCTCGCCAACTCTACATGCCCAAAATGACCTGGACATAATGTATTCTTTTGACCACATGTATTACATACTTTACCCATATCTACAGTTCCCATTCTTAAATCAAATAAACCCTTTATCACGGGATTATCTTTATCATATGTATCATGTTTAGTTATTTCAACAGCCGAACTTTTACGAATCTCATCAGGACTCAATATACTAAATTGAACACCATTAACTTTTTGAGTAATCGGTTCTCCGGAAGTCATAGTATATTATATTATAATTATTTATTTTAAATAATTTAATTCAAATTTTATTTTAATTAATATATTTATAATTATTATAATGAGTTTATATTTAGTAGTCGGTTTTTTCTTTATTTTACTAATAATTTATATTTGTAAATGTCAGTCATCTATTGAAGGACTTCGTAATGCGAATTTTTTAAAATATGAAAAATGCTTCGAGAATTCGCTCCAAACCGATCCCGAGCCGAAGTACATTCAAGATCCAACAATCAAACACCTGTGGCATTGGAATTCTGTACTCACTAATCAATTCCTTTGTATTAATGATTTTATCAATGAAGAATTTGATGAATTTGATGAATTTGATGAAATATAAATTATTTCCAATATAATTCTTCATATTTATGACCATATTCATCTAAATATTTTTCATATTCTTCATCCACATAAAAAGTTAAATCTTGATCAATTATCTTTTTTTCACAGTTACTCGTCCATTTATCATTTTCAATCAAATATTCACATAAATATTTTACTCTACCCATTGATCCACCCTTTCCCCTTTTTATTCTCCATTCACATTGACATGCAGATTTCATATCAGGAAAACCATCTATTATACATATTGGATACCAATTTTCTCTTTTACTTGTATATCTTGCACCACCCTTTATTTCTTTATTGTGTTGCCGGATCCTTCTTTCAAAATTATTTGTCATCCCCACATAACTATATTTATCACTTTTTAAGATATAAACTAAATACATTATTTAAATATATTATAATATATTTAAATATAATGAAAGTTTTTAAAAAATTATTCAAAGATCAACCTTATTATAAATACAGATTACCATCTTCAAAAGGTAAACTATATCTTATTCAATGGAATCCTAAACAATATACAGATATTCATGGCCATAATAATACAGATTGCTATTTTTATATCCTTAAAGGACCTCTTACAGAACATCTCTATGATACAGATCTTAAACTCAAACATTCTACCACTTATAATAAAAAAGAACTTGGATTTATTAATGATAAAATCGGATATCATAAAATGACCAATCAATTTAATGATTATAAATGGTCTTTACATTATTATATTTAATGTTTTTTATGACTTTTCTTTTTAGTTTTTTTTGACTTTATTGCTCTTAATATTTTAATAGTATTTTTCTTTGTTATTCCTGGTGATATTTTTTTCATATATCTCCAACAATTTCTATTTTTAATTACCTTAAACTTGTATTTTGATGCACATTCTAATACAGCTCTTTTAACACCAGGCCAATTTATATCATCCCCAAATAAGATAGCCCTTGGAAATAATTTCATTGATAATTCTATTTCATCTTTCACATCTTTATATGTATGATTAGCATCTATATATATTGCATCTGGTTTTATTCCCATTTTATGTATTTCAGATAATGCTTTTATCGTTGACATCTTCAAAGGCAATACCCTTTCTTTATAATCCCACAAATTTGCTAAAAATGTTGAATATAATGGATGTTCTTTCAACATATCTATATATTTCTGATTCTTTATTACTTGATTACCCTTTATAATATCATCACCACTCCACAAATCTACACATATTAAAAATAAATCCTTTCTTTTTGTTACCATATATTCTGCACTTTTACCATACCAAGACCCTAATTCACATACAATCTTCACTTTTTTACTTTTTAAAACTCTATCAATCTCCTCTTTATTACCATGTCCAAACCAACCATGCATAAATGGACTCACTGATTTACTTTTAGGCCAAAACTTTTCAGTATTTTTCATATTATATAATATATATACATATTAATCTAATTCTGTATCATCCATTTCCATGAGATTTACACCACTTGATGATTTCTTCATAGTTCCAAACTTATGTTTCATATATACCAGAGAACTCTCTAAACCTATCACTGAAATACAATTCATCATTATTGGATATTGCTCATTCACTATAGTGTAAAACAAAAAACAAGAGTTTGCCGTTATATTTAACATCATTGTTCTTGATGATAAATCTTTTGCCGATCGTGTTGTATATGTTTTATAAACCTGTGGAACTCTTGAAAACAAACCACAGACAGTTCCAAACATTGATACTAATTTAGCAATATCTTCAATCTCCATTTATATTTTTATCTCTATTTATATTTAAATAATTAAATATAATTATTATAAATGTTTTTATTACTTTCATATTTATGTTATCAATATACTCATAAATATTTACCAGAAGAACTTCAGGATATTTTCTATTATTTATTGCGCAAAAAACATATTTATCCTAAACTTCTACTTCAAGATATAAAATTATTACATCAAGATTATTATTCAGATCATTATGATACATTATTATCTATTCTTAGTATTAATCTTAATAATATATCATATCATAAAACAAACATATTTCCACTTAATAAAGACACATTCTTTTGTAGTGTTC